TTAAATATTTACAACCTGGATTTTTTTGTGCAGAAGCAGGAGAAATGACAAAGTTATTTGATGAAAGAATATATGATCAAAATAATTGTCCAATTGCGCAAGAATATTTTGTAGCAGCATTATTATCAGGTAAATATTCTATTGATTTAGATCATTCTCAAAAATTAGTTATGTGTGCGTACCAATGCAATCATGATGATTTAAATAAATGTATTAATAGTGGAACTCAATTTATTTTATATAATGGGGGTCGTTGGTAAAGAATAAAATTATATAAAGAATTATTATTAATTTTTTATATAAAATGTCTGTATTGGATTTAGAATTAGATGTAGTAGATTATTGTGGAAAAAAAGATTTTCAGGTATTAACAGAATATATACATTCTAGATGTTATGCAATAATTGTTAGAAGATTAGACTCATATAAGGCTGGATGGGCAGAAAAATTGAAAGTATTAGTTAATTATTCAAAATTAGAAAAGACAGTTACAATTAACATTGATAGTTCTCCAGAACATGAGAAACGTGTAATAGTTGAAACAGAGTTTGATATTTTTAATTCTGAAAAAGATGTAAAAAGATTACCATTTTATGAATTAGTACCATTTCCAGAACCGCAAAGAATTACACGTAAACAATTTAATAAATTATTTGATTCAGATATTGTTACATTACCTACAAATCTATATGCTGTTGGAATAAATGATGGAAATGTGTATATATATAATGAAAATTATGAAATTTTATTTATGATTATTTATGCAATCAAACACATTGTTGCTGTAAATGAAACAAAAAAATTATTTAAAAAATTTCATTTTGTAATATGTGCGTCTGATGGATATATGGAAAATAACTATTTATCATCAAGATATACGGAGAAAAAAATAGGTGATACCGAATATAATAATTGTATGGAAGTTAAATTGGATAATCCAAATGAATTTGCAGTATTACACAAAGAAAAAAATGTATTTGCTCAATCAAATCAAAATTCAATTTCAAACGTAATTGATATTCCTGATCGTTATTATTTTTATCTTAATAGATATAATGAATATCGTTCATTACATAATTTTATTCCATTTAATACTAAAATAAATAAAATTGTATTTGCTGGTCAACTAAAAGGATCTAAATATAATTTTACATCAAGAGTAGATATTGAAATGTCTCAGCGTGAATATTTCTATAGTGATGCTGTACCAAAAGAAGATTATATAATTGCTCCCAAATACATGGAAATAACAGACATGATCGGATATAAATATATTTTAGATATTGATGGAACAGCGGGTTCGTGGGATTCAACTGCTTGGAAGTTAAATTCTGGATCTGTAATTTTAAAAGCAGAATCATGTTGGAGACAGTGGTTTCACAATGATTATATTCCTTGGGTTCATTATGTTCCAATTAAAGATGACTTTAGTAATATTAAAGAACAATATGAATGGTGTGAATCACATCAAAAAGAATGTGAAGAAATGATTAAAAAATGTAAACTATTATTTGAGAAGGCTTATCGTTATCAAAACGTAATTGATTATACAGTTGAAAAAATAATTCAATTAAATAATTTAAAGCCAACATATGTTGGTAAACGAAAAATATGGTTTATAACAAATCATGGACTTAATAAAGATTTGGGATTTCATGTTAATGAGATGAATCATAATGTTGATGAAATTCATTATTTATGTAGTAAATTAAATCCTGAAGATTTATTATTTGCATTAGTTCCTGTAGCATTAACTTTAAATAATTTGGATTTAAATGATTTATTAAAACGTTATGATTCTTTTGGTAAAAAAATTGTATTTGGTGCCGATCGTCTATTACCTGGTCATTTAGAATATGTAAGATACAAAATGATTTCACATTCTCCACAAGATAGTAAATTTAAATATATTAATGCAGGATTTTATTGTGGTCAAGTAAGTGAATTTATGAAAATATTTGAAGAAAGGATATATAATCCAGAAGTATTAACAGATGTTGGAGTATATTATACAAATGCTTTTGTAACAAATAGATATGATGCAACATTAGATTATCATCAGAAATTAGTACTATGTATGGCGGATTGTAATGATGATGATCGTTCAAATGCAATAAATAATGGTACGCCATTTATATTTTAATTAATTAATATAAATTATATACATTTTTTATATAAATAATATATATTATGGATGGAGAATCAATAAATCTAAGTTTTTTACTTATAACTGATCCAAATTTAATTATTATATTAAATGACCCTGATGTTACAATGCCAATTAAAAATTTAATTACTAAAATGGCAACTGATAAATTATATGTTAAAAAATTAAGTAATCCAATTCAAAAGGATGATTTTAAATTAGAAGCAAGAAAAACATATAAAAAAGATAAAGCAGAATTATTATCTAAATTTAGAATAATGATTGATATATTTGTTGTTAGAAAAAATTCAAAAGAATATGTTAATAGATATATTAAGTATTTACAATATCTTGAGAAAAGATTTTAGATAGTTTCGAATTTTTAAATATTAATTTTTAATATTTATAAATTTAATTTATACACGCATCATCATTCTGTTAACTAAGTCCATTATTCTTTCACGATAGAATACGCTAATAATTAATACGAGAACAACGCTGAATAATGCCCATGCACCAAATGAAATACCAACAATTTCTCCAGCTGTGAATTTTTCTACTTTTTTAGATGTAGAAACAGGTGATGCAGAACCACCTGATAAAGAAGGTGTTACTGGAGATACAGGAGATGAAGGAGGAGTTACAAGTGGTGTTAATGGTGATCCAGGAGATGATAATAAGTTAGAAGGTTTAGTTACAATTTGAGGAGGAGGAGGGCTTGAAACAACAACACTCTTAGGTGTTGTGCTTGATTTGCTTACTTTGCTTGATTTACGTAATTTACGTACTTTATTCTTGACAATTGTTACTTTAGGAGATGCTGCTGCAGCAACTAATTTTTTAACAACTACTTTAGGTGTTTCACTTCCAACAGCATTTCTAACTGTTATTTTAGGTGTAGAAATTTGTGGGGGTTTGACAATTTGGATTGTTGGAGCACTTACTTTAGATACATTAGTTAATATAATTTTAGGGCTGACATTTGGTAATGTTTTAACAACTACTTGTCTAACTGGTGATATTGCACGTTTGATTACTTCAATTTTAACAGCTGATTTAGGTTGAATTATTACCTTTGGAGTTGCTTTAGATATAACTGTTTTGACACCCTTAACAGATACCTTTTTCTTAACAACTTTCGCTAATTGTTTAACTGCTTTAACAACTTTGGGTGTAACTGTTGGGGTAACTGGTGGTGTTACTTTTGTTAATGCTTTTGCTAATTGTTTAACAACTGCTTTTGTTTTAGGTGTTACTTTTTGTGTTATTTTTGCTACTTTCTTTGCGGCTGCTTTAACAAGTGCTTTTGTTTTAGGAGTCATTTTAGGTGTAGAAGGAGGAGTTACTTTAGTTATTGATTTAACTAATGAGTTAATAACTGATGTAAGCGCAGGTGGTGGTGTTTGTTTTTTTGGTTGAGAAACAACTACTTTAACTACTCCGGGTGTAGATGCTTTTACTGTAACTTTAGGACTTCCTACTTTAACTAAAACTTCAGGTGTGCTTCTACCTTTAATTAATGAATCTACTGGAACAAATCCAGAAGGCTTGAGAACAAGAGCATTGCTAAATGAGCTTAAGGCATCTAATGCTTTTCTTGATCCTCTGAATCTTTTATTAGGAGAACTATTTGAAGAACTATTCATTATATATATAATATTATTGAAAAATAATTTAACTAAATTCAATATTACAAAAATTGATTTTTAAAGTATATATAACTAAATATAACTAAATATATACTTTAAATAATGGATAATAAAAAACGTGGAAGAAGTCCAGAAAGAAATGACATTGAATCTAAACGTTCAAAGAGTCATAATGATATTGAAAAAATTTCAAGAATCATTAAATTAGAAAGTTATGATGATTATTTAAAACTTAATGATTTAAATCATAAACTAAATATTAAATGGACAGATGATATTATTGACGGTCATCGTCAAAATGAAATTATTATCAAAAATGAATTTATGGTTTTTTTTCCTGATTATAATTGGAAAGACGGTAATCTAAATAATTTACACATGATTGGAATGATAATCGATAAAAAAATAAAATCAATACGTGAATTAACATCATTACATATACCTATTTTAGAAAAATGTCTAGAAGATGGATTAAAGATGATAGAAGAAAAATATAAAGTAAAGAGTAACAAGATTATAATATATTTTCATTATCATCCATCTACATGGAGACTACATCTTCATTTTCAAAATATTAATACTAGATCATATGCGTCAATGACACTTCCACGAGCACATCCTCTTCCTCTTGTAATTCAAAATTTAAAAATTGATTCAGACTATTATAAAAAGTGTTTATTGGAAGTTGTAGTAGAAGAGAAAATTGAACTTTTAGCCTAAAAAATTGAGCCTTCAGCCTAATCTTTTAGATTTCCTTTAAAAAAGGAAATCTAAAAAATTGAATTCCATTTCATTTATTATATAAAAGTATCAAAATATATATACAATATGAATAACAATCATTATTGCGGACTACAAAACCACGGTAATACATGTTTTTTCAATAGTGCACTACAAAATATTATGAGATGTAGTGTATTTGTAAATATAATTTCTGATTTACAAATTGACCACGAATTAATAAACATTTTCAAGGAAATATTTGAAGATTATAAAAAAAATACAAACAGTTCTATTTCTCCAATTAATTTAGTTAGATATTATGCAGGTTTAAATAAAAAATATTCAATTGGTTCTCAAGATGATGCTGATGAAGTAATTACATATTTAATTGGTGAGATTGATGATATAATTAAGAGAGAAATAAAAGAAGGAAAAATTCAAAATTTTGTAATTAAAGGTGATATCACATTAGATAAAGTTATGGATTATTTATTTGCAATATATTTAAAAACAACAATAAAATGTTTAAAATGTTCAACTGTCTCAACGAATATTGCAAAAGATTATAAATTAAGTTTGGGATTATCAAGTAATAAATTGAATGAAATTATAAATAATATTAGTGATCACGAAACATTAGATGGAGAAAATCAATATTATTGTGATAAATGTAAAACTAATACTGATGCTATTAAATCAGATAAGATTGTGTCAACTCCAAAATATTTACATGTTCAATTAAAAAGATTTAAACATCAAGGTCATCATTCCTCAAAGAA